TTACGGACTAAACCTGTACAATTCCGATACATCGCATTGTAATGCTCTTGCGAGATAGCACAATGTTTCTAACGATGGTTTTTTGTCTCCTGCTTCTATATACGAAATGAACGACTTACTAACACCAGAAAGCTTTGCAAGTTTTCTTATTGATAAATGTTTTTCTATTCTTTTTTCTTTGATGAAAAACTTTATCATAGCATCACCTTTTTGAAAAAGATACGCGCGTTCACCTCTTCAAAATGGCGGCTTATTGGTATTGTTTAACTAACTATTATATACCAAGTAAGGTGTCCACTATGGTGGACGTTTTGCAAAAGGTGTGTTTTTCATTGCAAACGACATCAAAGTTGCATTTCACATCGAAAAATCAACATTTTGTAAAATGAACAAAAAAAATAAGTGTTTTACAAATCCTATTTATTATTTCTAAATATATGGATAAATCATAATAGCCCCTCCGATTAAATATACAAGTGCAGCTACGGATTTTAGTATTAAGATATATCTATCTTTAGATTTGAGTTCAATCAATATTTCTGCAATTCCATTTATAATCAATCCAGCGAATAATGCAATTATTGCTATTATTGTAGTATTTATGGGAATTCCTCCTTAAAAAACAAGATGCGCTCTGTGGATATTATCCATAGAACGCCCATTATTTATTATAGGTATGCCTAAGAATATTATATCACAATTACTCTATGTAAGCAATTGAACTTGTGGCATATTTGTACCACATTTGCAACATATGCTTGTAACATATTTGTGTTATATCATTGTTTTAGGGAGCGTGAGGATATGTCATATTTAACATTAAAACAAAGACCTTTAGAAGAAACAGTCACATTCAGTATACGAGTGCCTAAAAGAATTGTAGAAAATTTTGATTTAATCAGTAGCGATACAGGCTTTTCAAGAAATTCAATGATTATCGACTCTATGGAAAAGTATATTACTAAAGTTAAAAAAGACCGTGAAAAATATATGAAATCATAACTGGTTAACACCACCAGTTTTTTTTATTCCTATTTATTGATTATTTTGTCTTAATATGGTATTGTTTGGGAAAAAGAATATCGGGATACCAATATATTAGGAGGGCTTGTTTTGAATACTATTAATAATCAATGCGAAGCAACAACAGAAACTACAGTTTGTGAAAAATCTTTTATGTATTCTTTAATATACTTTTTTATTAAAAGCAAATTTACGCTTACAAATAAAAGGCTTGTTGCAGATGTACCGAATCTGACTTTATTCATTCCAGTTGGAAGCAATAATGTAACATACCCTTTAAAGAATATTTCGGGCGTTGCATTGAATACAAGATTTAAAATCCTTATGTTTTTATTTGGGTGCTTTTTAGGGTTAGCTGCTATAGGGGGAGCTCCTACACTAATTTGCATATTTATATCCTTTTTGCTTATTGTCAATGCCTTTCAAACTGAAATAGTTATTACCAATAGCGCAGGTCACAACATGCCTTATCCAGTAAATGCCCTTAATAAAAAAGAAGCTCAAGATTTCATTAATCAAGTTAATAATACAATAGCAAATATCATGTAAACAAAAAAAGACCTGAACAGCATCAATCCGTTCAGGTCTTTTACTTTTATACAGCTTCAATAGTGGCTTCAACTTGTAAATCAACTGTAGCATCATTGACTGGCAATGTTTCATCTTCAGTTTTAGCTTTCGCCCAGAAAATAGTATTTGTTGCACCAATTACACTAGATATGGTCAAAGCTGCACCATATGCTCCAAATACCCCTGCACTACCCGCGTTGTCAGGAGCCAATGCCCACATATTAGCAGTAGTTCCAGCTGGCGTGATAGTCACATCTCCAGTAGTCTGATAACCAGCTTCGCATCGAATGCCGAGTTTTACTGGGTCTGATACTTCCTCGCTCGTACAATCCAACGGGCCTATTGATATAGGGGCAAGTCCTGTTTCTTCACTCACTTCTGTTCCATCTGCATTTCCTGCTGTTGGTGTACCTTTGTAAATATGTATTAACACTTTTCATTCCTCCTTTTTATATTTTTGGATAAACCATAAATGCGCTTGCTTGAGTAGATATTACCCTACCATCTGTATAGGTAATAGTTACCTGATAACTATAATTAATTTTGCCTGTGTCGAGGTCTGTAGCGGTCAGTTCTGCCTTGCATTCGCCATTTGCCGCATCTATTATAGTGCAGTTTTTACTTATGCTTGTACTGCCTTTTTTGAGCTTTAGGACAACTGTAGCATTAGTTAAGTCTACTACCTCTCCATTGTCCGTAAGGTTAATAAATATCGGAAATTTATCGTTGCTTTGAACAACCATTAATAACCACCTCCAAAATCAATGTTTAAGTCAAGTCTAGTAGTAATGTCTGCATCAACTGTAAGCCCTTCTGAACAATCCGCATTTATGGTATGCGATTGAGATATATCAAGATTTAAAACTATTTCGCCGATTGGCGAAATTACTATACGGAGAGTATCAGTATTAACTTGTACCAGCAATATTACTTTTCTATCGGTATCAGCATTCACAACTTCGGACTTTTGCACTTCTCGGACTGTATCAATATCAATAATCTCATCTAGTGTTATCGTCCGCAATGTATCAACATCAACTATTTCAGATTTGTTTAATACTCTGAGCGTGTCAATATCAACGACATCATATAATGTAGTAGCTCTTAGTGCGTCCGCATTTACCACAACTAGAGCATTTACGACCCGTTGAGCATCTACATTGATTGTTTCGGATTTGACTATATCTCTGAGCGTATCTACATCCACTGTATCAGATAGATTCACAGTCCTCAAAGTGTCAGTATTAACCATATCTGGCAAAGTAACATTTCGTAAAGTATCTGCGTTTGCTGAGTCTGAAAGTATTAATTGCCTTATGGTATCTGCATTAACTTCCTCAGACTTGTTTACAACTCTTAAAGTATCTGAGTAAACAATATCATCCTGCGTAATGTTTCGCAGGGTATCTGAGTTTATTAGTTCGGTTAGTATTATTTCCCTGAGAGTATCAATATTAGCTGTATCTAAGCGGTTAATTAGTCTTAATGTATCAGTATTTACAGTGTCAAATTTTTGGATTAATCTTTCAGTATCAGAGCTAATATTTTCGGATTTTATTAAGCTTCTCAAAGTATCTACATTTATTGATGTGAGTATTTGCAAAATCCTCAACACATCTGCATTGACAGCATCAAGCCTTATAATAGTCCTCAAAGTGTCAGCGTTAACTGTCTGGCTGGATTGCACTACTCTCAAGCAGTCGCAATATACTGTCACAAACGTTGAAGCACTTAACCCAAACACCTTAAACCCTTGTTCTGTTTGTGCACCAACTACTCTTTTACCATACTCAGTCAGGTTACTACTAGTCCATTTACCTCTATCGGTTAAGCCCATAATTATCACCTACAATTCTATTGAGGTTGGTCGCCACGATATACTTGTGACTCTCACATTAGCAGCATAATAAGGCATATATGACGCATGTGTATTTGCGTTAATAGAAGTATTTAGTTGTAATGCATGAGATAAATAAGTGCTACCAATAACAAAAGCTTTAATGGTAAAAATACCATTACCAATATTGGTAAAATATTTTGTATTATTATCAGCATACACACGCATAGCTGAACCTGAACCATACATTGCGCCAGGCGTTCCGAGTGTTAATGACGGATAACTGGTACTGCTAACTGTATACTGTAAATCTAATAGCACTTGATTAATTTTTTCTAGTTGTATGCCGTCGCAAGTCACAAAACAAGCCTTATATCTTAAATCTAACGAATTTGAATTGGCAGTCCATAATGCAATATCGATTTCATCGTTTTCTGCAATATTATTCAAAGCAGAATTATATATTGAAAGTGTCCAATAATAATTTGCAGCAATGCTTAGCGTGCCTGTAGTTAGGCTAGTGCCGTTTTTTAACACACGATAATTTAAAGTTTGGCTAGATGCAGTTAAATTTTTACCGCTGACAACAACTCCTGCAAGTAACTTTTTGTTTATAGGTTCAAAGCTAAGCGTTGGTAAATGTGAACTGCTTATTGTATAAATAACTTGTGCCGTTCCAGGTTCGCTAGTGGGTATTATCTCAGGCGTGCCATATAATGTTTCGTCTGCGCTAGGGTATGTAATATTCAACTGTTTGTGCGATTTCATTACGGATTCAAGGCTTTCTCCGATTAGTCTACTCATCTATAACCACCTCGCCATAAGCCATTAATTCGTCTGTTTGTATTTCAGTAAAAACTGTTTCAGCTTGAGTATATAACTTATCTTCAATAAAATCATAATTCCAACTAACTGTAGTTGATTTTATATCCTTTAATCTGCTATCTAATTCACTCATGCCTTCGCTGGTTTCAATGTCTATTTCTTTAGCTTCTAACTTGCTTTTTACATTACCTAAAATTAAAGTGTTCATTTTGTTACCACCCCATCATGACCGCAATATACAGCCCCGCCGCTCACATTTTTTATTCTCAGGTATATGCTATTTGTAACATGAAAGCATCTGCCCATCATACACCCCAAAGCGGTATCACTGTCAATTTTCACGTCATTGCTCCCATTGGTTCTATATATTTCGGCAGCACCACCGTAAAACAAATTATGTATTATCCATTCAGCACCAGCTCCAGGCTGAATATCTAAATAAGCCCCATTATTTACACTTGCATGTCCACTTACAACATCACCAGCAGCCATTTATATATCACCATCCTTTCTTGTTACTATCTATCTTGCCGTCATCAGCATAATCTTTTACGAGGTTATACCATTCTTGAAGCTTACATCTCAACCAATACTCTGATACAAATAATTTTAACCATGCTGGGACTAGGTTGTAGACCTTTACAAAAACATAATTAAATTTCTTTCTGCCCTGTCCAGTTAAATAGACTTTCTCAGCAGCCAACATGATTTTATATGCCGCCTCTCGAAGTTTTGTCCACTGCTTTGTAATTACTAAGAATAGTATGTAAGCAAAAAACAAGATGACTATTAAGATTGTAGCCCAGTTGGAAAATATAAATTCTTTCATTCTTCATCATCCTTTCTTAATAGGTAATATACGGACATTTTAGCCAATGTGTCCAACCCGCCGAACCTATACCTTTTAGCGGTGATTGAATAACACCTTTAAGTGTTCCACGAGCCTCAATTACTTTTCCATTTCCGATATACACACCTATGTGACCCTTCTTCCAAAGACAGATTCCCGGAATTTCCGGCAACGTCGATAGTGGTCCTTTTACTGTTGCTTTAGCAAACATACCATCGGCACCCACATCATATTTGGAGGTATATTTTGGCTCAGCACCAACCCACCAGATGTAAGACTTGATAAGACCCACACAATCGGAAGTCCTTTTGTTTAACCAATGCGCCTTTATAAAACTTGCATAATTCCCTACCCCATCAGGATATTGTGCGAGTTTTGCTTTAAATCTTGCCTCGGTCAGGACTTGTCCGAATGTGCCCCATACATAGCCCCACTTTTCAGCTAACGCCTTTTTTGCATGCGCAACTAACCCTTCATTTGTTAACATATAATTCATCCTCACTTCCCTAATATTTTTGCAGCTCCAACAATTGCCCCCAAGATTACAATGGCATTACCCAATACCTCAATAAGCTTATTTGCGACTGACGCCCAAAGCTTGTTTGCTTTTTCGGTTTGATTTTCAGGAGATTTTGAAAATTCTTTTAAATCTGCTTTCATATCTTGGATATCTTCTCGTATGAGCTTGACATACACTTTTGTTTCAACCTTATCTTCCTCTAATACTTTTATCCTATTTTCATGAGATTTTATTATCTCTTCTTGTACGCATTTATGATCCAACCTCATCTCCTCCTTACTTTAGAATAAGAAAAAAGCAACAAAAAACGGCCTCACATAAGCCGTTCTGAGCTACTATTAGCACATACCATTTGCGTTTATACCTCTGCTTTTACTCTGAGAATCCTAGCTCTATCTTTTTATTTTGACCCCACGTTCGACACTCTTCAATGTAGTTATTGTAAGCAATAAAATCTTCATTTTCACTGTCAAGTATCCCTAGTCTTAACATTTTAGCTTCTTCATTTGAATCATAATGGAGTTTGATTTTTTTAACCACAGCCTCATTGATTTCTTCTATACTTTCATACTCCGGGGGCTCTGGAGCATTAGTTATAGAAAGAATATCCCCCTTAGGACTTAGAGTGACATCTGCGGGAAGTCTAATTATACTATCAAATTGTTCCCGGGTTATTTCTTTCATACCTTCTGGCACTTCAAAACTATTACTGGTGCATTGTTTACCAGTTATCTTATTATTACCTATTCTAACAAGATACATATACTATCCCTCCTCTTACCAAACCTCATAATATATTGTTTTTGTTACTGTGTCCTCTTCTGAATCATGACTTTTTAAGGTTATTAAAAGATTAGTGCCATTAATATAAAATTCTTTTCCTTCAATTTGTCTATCCCCCCAAGTTGTAATTCCATTTCCATCAAGGCCAGAACTATAATCGGTTATTTTACCTAAACTTTCGCGTGCCCAAGAACCTCCTTTGCCATCATATGTGCCCGTACCAACCCAGCCAGTAACTTTTGTATAAAGGCTATTAGTAGTGAAAAATATCATTATTGAGCCTACTACTGCCATGCCGTTATTAAAACTACCTCCCAGAGGCACTGTTATGGTCTTTTCTTCCCCAATAGCTAGCGTTTCATTAAGCGTAACTTTACCGTAAGTTCTAATTTCTGGAGCATATTCTGAAGGTTGTTTACCTCCAAGCAAGCCGGCATCTAAGGCACTTCCAGCTCCATCATTACCTGAATGCCATACATCGTTTAATGTGGGGGTAAATATAGTATCTGCAGTTGTTGCAATCTGTCCCATGTCAAAGTAATAAGGTATGGTAGAATTATACTTAAATACAAATCCTCTAGCACCTGCTGAAACATGAGTTGTTTTATACTTGTAATTTCCACCATTGTCAATATAAAAGTTCATACCAAAGGCAACAATTCCTCCGGCTGCATAACCAGAAATTGTCCCATAAGTGCCTAGCGCAATCATATTCTTGTAAGCCGCGCCAGTAGTTGTCATCATCTCAAGAGGTCCTGTCATGATCCCTCCCGCTTTTGTCAGAAAGGGTGTTATAAAAGCGGCGGTCAAAGCATTTGCTAAAGTAGTTAAATCAGCATCACTAGCGTTTTGGTTTTGGTTTGCAATTACCTGACCAATGGCCGCAGCCATAATAGACACCTGTCTATATAGCTTATTGTGTAAAGCGGAGGGAGCTACCCCAGTACTTACCCCTCCTATCCTTTGGGAATCTATTGCATATTGTTCATCTGTTTCAATGTTTCCTACATTCTCATCGAACACTAGAAATTTATTAGTACCAGCCATTACTTATCCCTCCTTTATTAAGTAGTACTATACCAATTACCTGAATCATAGCCAGCGAAGGAGTCATTCTCTAAGTCATACCCAAATATAACATCAGTTACATATAGGAAAGTCATAGTCACTCCTTGAGGTTTTGGGATGATATAATTGTGAGAAATTAAGTCTTTCTGTAACTGAGTCAATTCTCCAACCACCGCTACTTGTACAGTCATATTTTGTCCATCTAAGAAGATTATGCTTATAGTAGGGAATACATTTCTCCAGATAGCCAGTATCTGCTCGGTAGTGCCCTCCCAATGATTTTGAGCTATTTTAGTTTTAAGAACTAACCTATAGGTATCATCATCTAATAAAGGAGAATCTTCACTATCGGTAGGTTGAAAAGTAAGAAGCCTTTTTCTGCCCAGAATATCTCCAATAGTATCAAGCTGACTACCAACAGCCCCGTCTAAATCAAAGTCATCATTTAGAGAATTTGCTGCTATAGCTACATCATCTGCTTTACTCAAAAAGGCACTGAGTAAGGCGTTGAACTTGGTCTTTGTCTTATGTTGAGAGGTAATTAAATTTAAGTATCTTTGAATATCAGCCAATTTAATCCCCCCCCTAAGTTACTGTTACAGTAATATTTGCTACGTTACCTCTGGTAACCTCATTGAAAGCTATTACAATGTCACTTGTTCCTTTTACTTGACCGTGTTTAGCGGCAGTTACTGAGGTAATTGAGAAAGTAGGTTTACTTAAATCTGATATAGTTGCTAGTGAAGCTCCCCATAAACTAGAAATTGCAAGATCATCTCCAATTTCTAAACTATTAAGATAACTAACTAGAGCATTTTTAATGTCTAGAGTAGTTTGAGAAGTATATCCGGATAAACCTTTTACTGATATAGCCACATCAATATCAACATAAGAAGGTCTATAAAACCTTATAGTATTAACATATCCATAAGCATCTGTAACTTGTACACTCGTGGTTCCATTTGTATAACAGCCAACCCCTTTTTTATTGTATATCGCTTGAGCTATATCTGCATCAGCTCCCCCCTCAACTACAGCGGTTAAACTGTGAGCAGGAAGTCCATTAGAATCAGCAGCCCCAGTATCATTTTCATAAACTACAAACCGAGTAACTCCCAAAACTTCTGCGATGCTTCCTTTTGTTCCTTCAAGCACCGTCAAACTAGGTCTGGCTGCACTTATAGCTTGTCTAGCTCTTAAAACGGAATCCGTCTCCACAGATACTCCTGAAGTGGCAACCACAGAATTAGTTACTGCGGTCCATCCATAAGTTGGAGTAACTATAGTAGTTATATCCCCTACCCCTGCTAGTATTTCCCCAGCTATCTCACTGGTAGCAATTACCGTTACAGTTCCATCCTCACCTATAGTTACACTTTCTGGAAGGTTCCAGCTATTTAGATTAACATCCGCAACTATTCCATTTGCAATAACTGTTCCAGCTATTCCCGTAAGAATAACAGAACAAGTAGAGTATGAAGACCCTTTTCTGGAAATCCCATTTAATTTAACTAGTGAATCCAAGGACGTTCCCAAAGCGGTATTTGGTCCTTTGCTACTATATACCGATTGCAGTAGCAGCATACAATCATAATCTTTTGCGGCATATGCAGAAATCATTTGATAATCTAGGCTATCATTTTCCAGATAGATATCTTGACCAAATATTGTTTTTGCTTGTTCTATAAGGTCATCCCGAATATCTGAATATGTAGGCAAATGCAATCCGGTTTCATCAATATAGGGTGCAAAATATGCCATTATAATGTCACCTCCAATTTGGCATTGCCGTATTTTGTGTTCACAACACAGGATATAGAATATTGTCTGTTTTCATAAGTGCTTAAAAAGGATTCTATCCCTGTTACGTCAAGAGTATTTATAATTCTATCCTGTATCAATAAATCAGCTGCATTTAATTTGTCCGGAGTTCCCGGTTGTCCTAATATGCTTTGAAATAAAGCAAGCCCATCTTCTTGATCTTCCCACCATTCGTTTTTCAATAAAAGAAGCCTGGTCTTTATGGCCTGGCTTACTGCTAATACTCCTGATATGAAATTCTGCTTATTCTTACCAAATGTATAATCTCCCTGTGCATCTTCCATTCTGTATATCAATTCCAATCCCCCTTTAAATAGGAGTTCCGTTTTTCTTTACCGTTGTTGCTACCAAGTTTATTTCACCTGGCTTAATGTTTATATAGGTACTGCCATCTTCTGTTCTTAGTTGAGCTGACGTTGTTGAATAATTTGTTAATTTATTAGGCTGGCTCCAGCACCCCATAATCGCAAAAGCATCTGATAAGTCATGCCTTCTTTTTTCAATTTGGTTTTGAATGCCGCCATTAGAAAACCACGCATCAATACACATATCAGAAAATACAACAAGACATTCATCTCCCTCTGATATAGGCATTGTAAGAACAAATCCTCCGGCTCTTGGAAAACTTATAGGGACATCTAATAATTCCGGCAACGTTATGTGTTGAATAGTGCCATCTAACGCCTTTACTATTCTTTCTCTAATTGCCGGTTGTACTGTAACCGTTTGAGTTAAAGCATCAAAACTTTTAACTATTCCAGGTATAGAAACTCTAAGATTAGCCGCCCAGTTTTCGCTCATACGTCTATAAAATTCGTCTTGACTTCCACTTCTTTCCGCTATACTCCTCATATATCACCTACCATAACGCTTGTGATGAGTTTGCTATCATTGCTGGGTTCATACCAGCCTGTGTTACTGTTTCAATTTCTGTATACCAATCGTTTCCTCTTGTGTCCCCTGTATTGATTAATTGATAAGCTCTGTATATTCCGTCATTATCAAAAGGTTGTTGGAACTGCCCCTGTTGAATCCTATTGGCCCTTATTAAGCTATTATCAATATGCACTAGCGAATTTAACTTAATCTTGGGATTTAGTAAGCATTTAATTCTTGCACCATATTGGGTTTGTTCCGGGACCCCAATTAATCCAGATGTTGGGGATAATTCAATTATCTCTCCTGTTGGTAAATCCGGAGCTTTAATAATGTTCCCCTTGCCATCCTCAATATAAAAAGTAGCATTTTCAGACTGTGCAATTTGTCTCAAATAATCCCTAGCAAGTCCAAAAACAACCTTCCCTCGAGTTAATTTATTGCTCGAAAGGTTTTGCGATATACTTCCGAATTGTATAGGTATAGAGGCTCTATTACCACAGCTTTCTATTACTTTTCTTGAAGTCTGACCTTTGGGTATATTGAACCCAACCATACCTTGTGTAGCAAACCTATCTCCATCTAAAGCAATAAGAGTAAGCTTGTAAGTTACTCCATCTTCTTTTTCTCGTATTGGCAATATTATATTGCCATCAAAAACAACTCCATAATGTCCACCTTCGTATCCTGCTTCAACAACAATTCTGTCACCCTCATCTATAATTGCATTTTCGGTTTCTGCATTAAGGTTATATATAACAACCTCTGAATAATTTAATTGAAGTTGCATAGTTTTGATAGTTTTAAAGGTGCACCTTAAATCAGACACATCGAGAGCATAATTACCGCTAGTTCCAACTAATACACGATATTTACGCCCATACAATATATCACTGTTTTTTATGGTGTTTAGTTGTGCCGAATACAGCTTATCAAGTGGTGCAATAGAAAATCCTGTTTCGATTTCTGACTGCGATGAACTCGAAGCCATACTCTGATAATCAAAGTTTGAATTATGATATTGATTCCAGATGTTCAACCGTCTCTGATAATCAGAATCTGGGATTGCAGGTCCAACATATGATCGAGTGAATTTATCCCAGTTGCCTCCCCATCCTTCCCAATACCCTTTAATGCAATGAACTGCAACAGCCATAGAATAAGCATCGTTTGACAGGGTAAAAGCTTTTAAGTTTTCTAAACTCATGCCCGATATATCTATGCCTAATTGCTTTGCGGCACTTTCAAAACTATTCATATGCCATTTGGGCCATACCTGACCGTATCCTACAGCATTCCCATTGTCACCGGGCTTGTTTACCCCGCCTGTCTCGGCATCAATAGTGGCTAGAACAATATCAACAGCCACGCCTTGTCTAGTAGCTTCTGAGACCGCTAATGTTTTCCAATCAGACAACTCTATCACCCCAAACAAGTACAAACTCTGTACCCAAATTAGTATCATCGGGTATATCCATTTGAGCAGTTCCAGTTTTAACTACGCATGCACTACCAATATTCAAGTAAGCATATTGCTCAAGTATATCTGCTGCCGGATAATCCCCCGTTAGTAAAGGAAGTGAATCTATAAGCATTTTGCCAGAATAATCAGTTACAGACAGCCACCAATAATTACCCATCGTGTTATATCTAAGACGTAAGAATAACGTTATATTCTTGCCGTCAATTGGAAGAGTTATTGTGAAGTTCTGATCTGGGTCTGTAGTAAGTGGAATAATTTTGTATGACATAATTGCCCTCCGATTATTTCTTTCCTGTAAATGCACCTAATATCTGACTTAATATGCTTTTATTTGGTTCAACAGGCTCTGGATTACCTCTATTTGTACTCCCTGTCACTTGCGGTCTTGCACTTAGTTTAACAGTCTTAACCGTAGCAACCATTATTTCACGTAATGATACCGTTACTTTAAGACTGTATAATGTCTTGTAGTCATCAGGAACCGATATAGTTTCAATAAGCATGTTTTGATATACTTTTAATCTGGTTACTACCTGAATCGGTATTCTTTGCTTCTGCAACTCTGCTAACACTTCATAAGCCTTAACTGACCTTGACCAACCATTTGCAAACTGCCCATTAACTAGGCTCGTCGCTGCATCAGACATACCTATCTCCATTACCAATTCGGCGGGCTCCATATAAGCATGGTCTGTTATTGCCGCTCCAACCTGTATAGGATGTTCAGTTATTGTCAGCTTGCTTGTGTGGTCTACTCTTAAAAAAGCATCGAAAAACCATCCACCTATATTGGTTTTAACATATATCAATTGTGTATTAGTGGGTGAAGCTGGTATACTCATTAACCAAACACCCCCCTAAATCCTCTTATTAGTAACCCATAAGTGTTTCGTTCAACTGCCTTCCCTGCTTGATCTGGCTGTGACGCTCCATAAATATTATTCGTTTGACTAAACGACGGGGCTGAACCGCTTGCAGTAGATGATTGAGGATATATAGAGCTTTGTGCCTGTCCTATTATTTGAGGCACATGCCAAATAGCATTAGGATTCTTATCTCCCCACAATTCTTTTAAATCAATCCACGGCTTGGTAAGAATGTCCCATCTACTTTTAAAAGTAGGATCTGCTTGCATTTCTTTTATACCATCTTTAAACTTCTTTATCCCTGTATCAATAAGGCTTAATGAATAAGCTATTCCGTTTAGAACATCCGCTAATAGTTTCAAAGCGCCATTAGCAAGCCATGTAATTGCATCCCCAAGGTCTTTAAAGTTAAAATCAGTTGCTAAATCATCTAAGCTTGACATAAGTTCGTTGAAGCTATCAATCAGTTCATTAAGGCTGTCTGTAAAGTCATCTATGGTTCCATTGTCTTCCATGGATTGTACTAAATTATCAATCCACTTCCAGAGTTTAGGGAAAGCAGATTCGCCGCCATCTTTATATGTATAATAATCGTCAATCAGCATTAATAGAGCAGTTAAGCCCGCCACTATTAATCCTAAAGGTCCCATATTAACAAGGCTGAAAGCCGCAAATGCCGCGACAACAATCCCCAATATCTCTTTTATGCGATAAATAGCTATCCCCAATCTTACGAACCAAGATGCTACCTGAGCAACGTTCTTCGTCCACTCAGGCATCTTTTTAGTCAGACTGTCATTAAAATCCTTGAAGCTTACTTTGATGCTTTTCAATGGTCCTTCAAGATACTTAAACAGATAATACCCTATCCATTGCAACGCATACATGCCCTCAAGTTTTAACCTCTGAAATTCAAACATGATATCGCGGATGGTCTTCATTTGTTGTGCATATTCTTCAGGTGGCCTCATTTCTCCAGCTTGTCCTCTTAATGCCTGAAATCTCTGCATTAATTCAGGACTAAGCCATAATTCATCAACAGTCGCCCCAAGAGCTTTAAGTGTGTTGTTATAAGCATAAGCAGCATCATTAGACATCCACATAAGGCGAGCAAATTCCTGGTTCTTGATGTCTGCTTGTGCAAGATTGGCTATAAATGCTGCTATAGCTACATTCGCTGTGGCTACAAACCCCACAACACTTGCTCCAGCCTTTAAAAATTGAGATTTGCTTGAACTTGCAAACTTGGCTACCATTTTATCGGCATCAGCCATTACTTTTTTTGTTTGGCCAAACGATGACGCATCAACTTTAAATCCAAGACTTACAAGATATTCTTTTATTACATCAACACCGTTCATTTACCCACCTCCTTGCTTTGATGCTTCCGTTGCTCTTCGCTCATTTTCTATCTTGACCTGAATTATTTCATGGGCATCCAGAAGATCATCGAAAGTATAAGTACCATCAAAAACTTCATGCTGTTTCCACATCCCTGCGATAACAGGCCCATAAGCAAACTCATCTACGTTCTCACAATGTGCTAGGATATATCCGGGGTTTTCCCCTTGAGAGAACCCAAGAGGTTTTCGTCGAAAAAACTTGTCACATTGAACATTAAAGCGTGTACTGTCAAACCCAAAACTGTGGAGGTATCATTTTCTAACTCCATTACTCCGAAAGTACCATTTTCATTAAGTACTGGAGTAAAATCAGCTGGCAGACATTCGCAACATACGCCTAAACACTTTTTCTGGATATAATTAAAATCCTGCTCAGATAAATTCGTAATGCCCGCTAACATCTCAGTGAAATTCAATCCGGATATATCAGACGCTTTTTTCACGTCTTTAAAGTCAATATTTTTCAGCAATGGAGAAATGATGCTTGTTACCTTTATCAACATGAATGATCCAGTAAAAGCATCAAATTTCCCTATTCTCCATTTACGCCCGCCTAGCTCTATATCTTTAAAAAGTTCTCTTTTAACCATGAATTAGCCCCTCCCTCTCTTACATTGCCTCCTGTTGAATATCAGCAGCCATTAAATTCCAAGTAACTAACTGTCCTTGAGCTTGATAAGGCTTATCAGCTAATTTCTGAGGAGATACGCCTGTTGCAGTAATCAAATCTTGCATACTTGGGGCTCTTACGGTGATGCCAGTTTTAGCCCACTGAGAAGTTGAAGCGGCTTTAAGGTAGTTATACCATTTCAGCAGCCATTTGTTGAGTGTCGAAGTTTGCTGTATGGTGATAGCAATTGTACCATTGTCTCCTGGTATCTTTGATACCATCACAGATCCGTCAGATGCAACATTATGTTCTGTTTTTTCAGTTGCCATTGAAACAGAAATACTCCCGATACCTTCACCTGATGATACATGCTGCCCCACGTTTGGATGGGATATTACCATGTTTACATCTGAAAAGCTATATGTCGTTATCATTAGATTTCCTCCTTATCTGTTCACCAGAACATTTATTACGGCATGTTCTATAGCTCCAGAAAGCTTAACTGGAACATAAACAGGCGGTGATTTACGAGCTTCTCTATCAGCCTGAGATTGATTTTCAAGCGTATCCGCAAGAATCAAATAACCATTGGAAAGGGTATCCCCTGTATCAAGATTCAATATAGGAGCTGCATTCCAAACACCTGGTGCTATGAATCCTTTTTTCCTTGCATCACTACACGGACCATTTATCGCATTCACAAGCAAAGTTACGCCAGCTTCGGTTTGAGGCACTTTTGGAACTGATACAAGTAAATCCATAACTGCGAGCTGAATATCATTAGCAAGCATATCAAGATTAAGAATCTCATCAAAATGTGTTCCATCAGCCATTACACCCTGCTCGAATAGGTCATAAGTAACACCTCTATTGATGTACACATTGCCATTTTGAGATTTTATTGTTGTAACCTCTGATGAAGTTAAATCTTCTGCTGCAACCCCGACTTCTGGTTTGTATGCTAAAGTAAAAGCACTATTAGCAAGTCCTGTGTTTGCTCCCATAGCATAACCCATTATAGCGGCTACAGCGTCATCTTCTGTTGAATACTGACCCAAGCTTCTTTTATACTTTGCAGCCTGCAATGCTAGCATTACGTTCCCCGCTGTTCCTGCTAAGACTTCTGCATCTGCTGTTGTGTAGAAAAATGCTGATGTTGGTACTGCCGTTTCAATATATGCCGCAACAGCAATTATAGCTGCTTTAACCGCACCGCATATCATGCAAGCATACCAATCAGTATTTTTTATCCTACAAGCAGTTACAGCTTCAAGTGCTGTTTCTGCTCCTGTTGTATCCCATCTCCCTATAGCAACATTTTGAGGTCTAGGGATCTGCGAGAAATATAATGAAGCCGCAAGATATTCAGGATCATCAATTGCAAAACCATCTTCAATCATTGCTTCAAGCCCTGTATACAACTTCACTCTATCGGCAGTTGATATAACCGTACTATCGCCGATTATCAACCCGAGATTGTAGCCCGGTCTTACTGTCGCGGCAGGTGAGACGCTTACCACAACTTGGACTATATCGTTAAGTGTTAAAGTTGGCATTTATTTAACCTCTCCTTTCTCTGTATAGAGTTTAATATTCGTGCTTTTAATCCAAGGAACTGTTCCTTGACGCTTTACAAGCTCATTAAATGATACTGTAAAATCTGTTCTTTCCCACCATTGGCCGTTAAATAATTCTGGAAAACGAATTGGCATAGGAACATCAAGTATCATAAATAAGTTCTTTTTTGCAAGTTCTTCTCTGTACTCCGGAAGATAAAGCCCGTTTCTTATAACATCCGCGTTGTCAAAGCTATTAGGACCGTAAAGAATAAAATTAACGGTACGAACCCGCGTATATGATGTAGTCCTTTTAGCATTGTGAACATCTAAATTGTTGTATGCGTATTCTGTTTCACGTTGCCGTGTTATAGGAGCATCAGCGTTATTGACCCGCAAAAAAACGATATCCTCGGTTATCTTCCAAGCAGGAGCACCGCCAGTTGGCCATGATACACGAACCCTGTCCTGATTTATTGGTTTTAGATTAATATCTTTCGTGGCAAGTCCAAGCATTCTAGTGGTAAGGCTTTGAAATAAGTCTTCGATGTCCTTTTGTTTCAAAATAGTATCAGACATTAATCGCTCACCATCCTTACCCCAAATGCTTTCCAATAACCAAAATCGACATAGGGAATAGTTGAAGACACTCTGTATCTTTCACCTTGCCATTCGATTTCGTCTGACGTGCCTTTTGTAGCGTCATTATGGGTAGTGTATATTTGTTGTTCAGAATGAAAGCACATAACCCCAGTGACTCTGTCACCCTCCGGAAGCTGAACAAGGTCTTTAGGATTGCAAGGTGTGACAGTACCCTGTAAGGTTAATTTCATTTCCTTTTGTACAAATCTACCTGCTTCCCACTCTCCTCTTTTACGGTGAACAGTAAAACCTTTACCTTGAGCAAAGTTTCTGCTGTTTACAATTCTTCCAACATTAATCATGCTTTCACTTCCGTTCTCTTATGACATAGGTAATTGCTTTTCTGAGTTCTCCTGTATCAATCAAAGGTTTGTCACTTCCTTTTTCTTCGACTGTACGTGGAGAGTTTGGAGCCCATTTGTTCTTAGGATTATCAAACCAATCCTGAGAAGCGGCTTGTCCTTCAAGTCCTGCTTGTTGTAACTTCTGATTTGCTTTCTGGATATTACCATCCAATGCAGCTGTTGAAGCTTCTCCCATTAATTCTGAGATTACTTCTTTATCATCTTCTATTGCTGGCTCGATAATAGGTCTAGGCGGTGATTGCCACAATGGGGAACCATGAGAATAGATATACATGTCAAGGGCTTCGTGATATCCTTTTTCTTGGACATCCTTGGCCATATCTGCACGCATAGATCTTTCTCTTATTCCGTTTGAGTGTATGAATGCAAGTTCTGCATTGGTAATTGTTTCATCTTCCGGTCTACTGCTCTTCTCTTGAGGTATTCCTACAAGAACATCCTTGCTTAATAAGAATCTAAGAGCTTTCTCAATATTTTGTGTTTTGTCGGATTTAACTTCTACCTTTGCAAACGCATTAAACATTTTGCTACACCACCATTCCACCTTTACCTAGCATCTTTGCAATGCTTGCGAGCTGTTGTCCGTATATCGTAAGTTTCCATTGAGCCCAACCATCAAGGTCATTCCCAACATTACTGTAATCCATGCTTACTGATACATCTCCTACTGATTCAGAAGTATTTAGCCCCTTTGCTTGAGAGGCCGCTAAAACTTGCCCTGCTGAACTCCCCGGAGCTGCTGTTCCTTGCAACCACATAGATGCAAAATGAGCAACAAATAGCCCCATGCATATCTTCCATGCACTATGATAGCGCGCTTGTTTAACGCAAGCATTAGCAAAATCAATGTACATTTGCAGTAATTCTGCTGACATATAGCCATCATTGCCACTAATACTGCCGAACTGAGGATAAACATTGAGAAAATCCTCCACACTATATGAAGGATTTTCTCCTGTTCTTATATTTGATGCATCCGCAATTATCTGTGAGGAATTTACATCGTTATACAATTTAATCACCTACTTTTTTGCAGGTTCTTTTTGTGTTTTTGCTTCCTTTACATCCTTTACTTCTTTTACTTCTTTTTCTGATCCATCATCATCAGGTAAAAGCGCCGCCTTTTTTGCTTCCAATTCTTCAATCTCTGCTTTAAGCGCGGCTGCTTTTTCCTCATCCTTTTTGATGTCTTCAAGAGCTTTATCGCTTGTACTTTCAAAGGTTTTTATGCTGCCTTCAAGAACAGCTGCCTTAAAGTACGGATCTTTTTGAACCCAATTAGGGAGCGAGCAAAAACCTATTACAGTCTTTGCTTTTTCGCTTCCGTTAGAAAATTCAAGTGATTTAGTTGCTAATACTTTTATCATCTGGTTTCCTCCTTATATACCATCAGCGTAACGAGCACACTGAGTGTATAAGAATTTTACTTGTCCGATTTGAGCAGCATATAATGTTTCATATGATGCACTTCCTACGTTCGGAGCTGTCATAACACGGCTAAGAGGTACAGTCAAATCCATATTAACTCTGTTTTCAGCGTTAACATAAGCAACCATTCTCTGGGTTGCTGGTGTTCCTACGCCAGCATCTATACACCATCTACATGGGAATATCTTTAATTCTCTTCCCTGATTTGCTGCTATGTTGTTTTCGAGCAAATAGTTCAGTATAGACATGTTTCCGGCTGTGGATACTTTAGTGTTTACGATGTAAGCGTATTGAGCTGGAGGAATCAATATTTGATTCGCCATACCGGTTAAATCATACTCGCTGTCTGCCCATGTTTGCTCAATTATTGCATTAACATCATACAATATTTCATCAGGTGTCTTTTTTGTCCAAGCCTTTAGTCCACTTACTCCGTTTGCAACTGCCGCAGCTGTTATTGCTGGGTTGTTAACAAGTCCATATGTTCCGGTCTTGCTAATACCAACATAAACATTTCTGTCAAGAAGCTTGTTGAAGTTAAGTCTCAAGCCATCATCAAGAATCTGTGTAAGGCTTCTTCCTACCTGTTGCAGTTTGTACTCATCGAACAAAGGTGCTCTGAGTATTTCTGCGAAGGTATTTACCTTGTAAACATCCTTTGTGATGTTTGCTTGAGTTACAGGGATGTTGGTTGTTTCTCCACCGATAATGCTATCTTCATCGTTTCCGGAAGACGCATAGTCAACAAATACATTAGATGTGTTCGACACCCATCCTCCACCTGGCTTCATTGTGATGTCACGTGGAGCTGTAATTGATGTTAATGGTTCTAATAGTCTTGGGTCTTGTTTCTCAAGCTCTCCAACTAAGAAAGCCATCCCACTTGCCGCTCCTGCTGTATCCATACCAGGACCATACACTGCTCCAGGAGCCTGTGCCAAAACAACGCCTTTTTGCCCGGAAGCCATTAACTCATTCATTGTCCTCTGCATTGCTGCAGTAATTATCTCTTTTCCCATTGTATTTTATCCTCCCTTTCTACTATGGATTTACCCTAGTTAATATTGTGACTTCTGCTACTTTGTTTGCATCGACCTTTCCTGTTGTGAATCTTACATTGGTAAGTTCTACCACTGTGCCTGTGCCTATTCCTGTTGGGGCTACAGCTGCGAACAATTCACCAACGGTCAAGGAGCCATTACCTGCTGCTGTACAGATATACACTTTTCCTCCTGCTGTTGGAGCATTTGCTGTCGTATCAGATACAAATACTGTAGCAGTACCTATCTCCAACACATCGCAAGGCTGATTAGGCGTGTATTCTCCTGTGGCATTTGAACCGTAGGTAAGTACTTGCTTAACTTCACTTACAGCAATACCCCCAAAGGTTGCGGCTGTTGCGGCTGATACACCGGAACCCGATGCACCAAACTTGGAGAAAGTATTATCTGTGTTTAAAACAACTGGATATCCGAATGGAACTGAAGGTTGTGTTTCTGCTCCATTTCCATCAAGAATTGACTTAATGAATCTTGAGCCAATGATGTTCCCAACATTTCTTGATATTTTACCAGCATAGCCTAGATTAAGGCTTTTTCCGATTACTGTTCCTGGCATAATTATTTTACCTCCTTATAGTGAGCGTTATTTTTATTCCAAGCTTCAGTTGCTATTGCAGTTGCCTCTGCTTGGCTCATTGATTTAACTTGCTTTGTGTCCATGGCTTGCTTTTTGTGACCAGCTACGGTTGAAACAATATCACCGTAACCATTTGCACCTGAGGCTCTAGCATCTCTAACAGTTTGTGAAAACTGTTTTGCAGCTGCATTTCTTGCTTTCTCATCGGGTATCGCCATTATTATTGGCTTCATATCCTGAACGAACTTTTTTAAAGCAGAATCAGCAGCAGGCTTTTTGTCCTCTTCTTTTTCTTCCTCTTTTTTCTCTTCAGGCTCAACTGTTCCGCTTCCTTCTTCATCTTTTGTTTCGAGCTCTTTTTCGAGACCTTCTAACTCAGCATCTGCTCCGACTTCTTCATGGACCTTTTTGTCAGACTCTTCAAGAGCAGTTACTCTGTCTGTCAAACCTTTGATTGCCTCCCCGAGTTGTGCAATAGCAGACATTATTTTTTCTGTTCCGTCAGCTTCTGAATCAGGATTTGCCCCTATTCCTTCCTCTTCACTTAAAGCATCCATAGCTTTTGCGATTTCTTCTGGCTCTGCATCAGCTACATAATGCTTAAATCCAAGCGCGGCTAAAAACTTATTAGTTACTTTTGGCATTTTCTTATTGCTCCTTTCGTTATCATTAATTTTTTCAGGCATAGAATCCTTTATAGCAACACGCGTTCCAGCTCGTCCATTCTGAACTACTGCAACGTGATTACCGACTATTTCCTTTTGTTCGTATTCGTTTTCTCCTACAGGCACCCACAAGCAATCATACCCGCATGATACTTCACGCTTACCATTCTCTATCTCAGCAATTAAACCAGCATCAGTTATGTATAAATCAGCCAATAAAAAATCGCCATCTTGACGAATGTTTTCAGCATGTCCTCTTGTCAGCATACCGACTGTATTTAAGTCGATATTCTGTGTAGGATGATTGTTTGTTGTTGGCTTTCCTTCAAAACTTGCTATAGTCGCTTTGCTAAATAGTTCCTCTGGCTTTCGATATACTTTAATTCTTTGTCCTCTTTTATCTTGAAGTCCTATTTCCTCACCGAGATAATCCATACTGCCTGTACGTCCAATTGGTACGTTGTGACATATTAGATAACCTTCTGGTGTCTTTGTCATGTTGTCACTTATTTTAGATCCATAATACATTATCACGTCAGTTTACCTCCTGATTAAGCATTAGCCAGCTGGAGTTACTTCTGTCAATACTCCTTTGGTCAACGCAATCAATGAAGCCTCAGAAGCTGGATTTGTAACTGCCACATCTGCTTTAGCTCCAATTGCTGTGTTCAATGCTGTTATAGATGTGTTAAGAGTTGCTAATCCAGTTATGAGCCCTTTAATCAATGCAACGACTGAGCCATCCAGAGCAGGGTTTGTTACTGCTGCATCATCAACATCACCAACAGACACATTCAAAGCGTTAGCGGCGGTCAATGCACCTTTCTGCAAGGCTATCATACTGCCTTCACTGGCAGGATTTGTTACAGCAACATCATCAACTGCGCCAATTGCTTCATTGGATACTGTTTCGATTGTAGCATCAACAGGCAATTTATTAGCACTGCTTACTGCTACGCCTCCTACTAAAATTTGAACATTTTCATTTACCATTTTATTAAGTTCCTCCTTTTTATTAGATTAATAGCATATAAAAAACACCCTCTAAGGTGCTATGCTTCTGGTGGTAATTCGATTGAGAAGGTTGTTGTTTTCTTTTCTTTATCAACTGTTGCGACTATTCTCCCCTCTGCCAAATCTATTTCTTCATCAGAAGTTTCAAAGCTTCCGCCTAATCTGTGAAGCATGCTAAAAGTTAATCTTTGATAGGCTTCATCGCGAACTTTCAAAAAGTTCACTGCCTCCGCTAATTCTTTAACTTGTGCTTTCAAAGTTAAGTTTTGCAATGCTAGGTTTTGCGTTCCCTTTTTAGACATCAAATCAACTCCCTACATTATTTTTTCAAATTTTAGCTTGCTCATTGTCTTTATGCTTCCGTTATAATAAACCCTTGCAGGCCATTCCACATTGTTCAAACTTATCAACGGTCTTGCATAACATCTGCAATTATAAATTTCACCAGCGTTATAATGCCCCTGTGATTTTTCACCGATTAAGATTTCAGGTGCTGGGGGATTATCCCACCGAACTAAAACGCCTTGCATGTTCTGGTGTGATTCTCTTACCCTATTACCATCATTCGCGGTTTTCCATATGTACCAATTAACTCCTACGTCCTTGGCTCTTGCTTCTGTAAGTGCTGTCATTGTCTTGCTTGATTCGGTTCTTGCAATAAGATTCGCCCTGGTGTTATTCAATCCCCATACTTTTTCACTTAGATCCTTTGCAATCTCTTCAGTTCTTAGCCCTTTGAACACTTCGTTTGCTACGTGCTTCGTAATCTCACTAGATGCAAATAGAGGCATTGATTTGATGAACTGTGCATTCTCAACTATCTTCTGATTCGCTATTGCCCCCACATTTGTTTTTAATGTTTTTTGAAGCGCCTTGTATACTGCATTTCCTTGGCTTCCTCCCCTTGCCGCTTCTCTCCATATCTTGGCATCAGTTGTATTGGCCAAGGTTACAAATCTATGTGCTACTAGATCGGCAAACTCGTGAAATACTTTTGAAGATGCAAGGTTCTGCAATACGGTCTGTATCTCTGTAACGGTCTGCAATCCCTTAATTGCATCACTGATTAGTCTATTTATCTTTTGCAAGCTCGAGCGGTACTTTAGCTCCAGCTGTTTGTTTATTTCCCAATCCTTCGAGGTCATTTAATACACCACCTAACCCCATATCGCTTTCATCTGTGAAATCTGTCTTTGCTGCTTCTATATCTTCATCAGTTATTGAAGTGAACATGTTAGTTGTGTATGACAGTTCATGCAACTCTTGCATAGCAATTTTTTGATTTATAATCCCAGCGGTATAAACTTTTTCAATAGAGTCAGTCTTCTTTCCAACCACCTCTGCCATTTCCTCATCAGATGGAGTTTTTACAGGATTGAATTTTATCCCTAAATCATCAGGAATATATCCGAACTCACT